ATGTTTTCGTGTGGGATTATGACAACAGGTTCATTGACGTAAAGAGGAATCATTACGCCAACATCGAGAACCTCGTTGTGTTCAATCCCATCGAGAGACATCCTGACACATTGGTAGACATCGATGCCACCAAGCACAATGCACAGATGCATTATGAAGAGGCTATGTCATATCTGAAAGATGGAAAATTGAAAGCAGTGATAGTCGATGGAGCCGACAAGTTCCTGACTGATGTGTGTGAGACATACATGAGAGTCAAGCACAACTTAGATGCTGACACTGTAATCAAGCAGATGCCTTTCGTGTGGGGAGATAGGAACACTCCTTACAAGAACTTCTTACACAAGAAGATACTAGAGATGAACTGTCACAGAATAGTGATAGCACACTCAAAGGAGAAGTATGTGGATTCCAATCCTGTTGGGGTAATCGCCAACTGGCATGACTCCACTGAGGACATCTTTACATCTACGATTCGGATGGAGCGTAAGATAAAGAAGAACGGACCTACCACATATGTTGCATTGATTGAGGCGAGTGCTAGTAGACCCGAACTGATTGGTACTAGACATACTGTTCTGTCTATAGAGAACGGTAAGGTTGATTGGTCTGGTATTCCCTTCCTCAAGGAAGGGGAACTATGAGAGAGTACACATATCAGTTCTTACCCGAGAACTACGATAACCCGGAATCCCCAGTTTTGAAGATAACGAAGTCTTCTTTTGGTACTTACCAGTGGTGTCCTAAGAAGTACGAGTTCAATTACATCGAGAAATTGCCTCAAGACCAGACCGAGGCAATGGCAAAGGGAACTATTGTTCACAATGCTAGGGAAGATTTCTTCAATGTCTTCGACATAAAGAAGGCGGAGAATCTCTCCTACTCGGAACTCGTAAACTACAACATGAGCCTACATCCCATAGATGACTACAGTGAGATGTATGAGACTATATCCATCTTTGAGGCCAATAGGTTTCTAGAGTCTAAGGAAGAAGGCACTACGGATAACTTCGTACCTGTCGTCAATGAGATTCTGTTCGATGCAGAGATTACCATAGACGCAGGTACGACAGACAAATATCCGTTGTCTAGGGATTATGTGGTTCATTTACAAGGAATCGTAGACCGTATGTTCTACGAAGAGGGGTCTTACATTCCAATGGAATTGAAGACTGGTGTTTGGAAAGACTACAAGAAAACGATGATGAGGAAGGAGATGGCATTCTATCAATTGTTGTTTGAGAACTGCCCAAGAGAACTATTGGAAACTCATGGTCTTGACCGTGATGTACCAATTACACACTGGGGTTGGTTCTATCCTGCATCAAACTACGTGTATGTGGAAAAGGCGAAGAAAAGTAGTTACACATCAGTCATCAAGGGTATCGCACAGATGCTACACTCGTATGAGCAAGGCATCTTCCCTACGAAATACTTCGCAAGAACGTGCGCGAGTTGCAGTTTCTACGGAATCTGTGACGCGGCTAACGAGGAGAGTTGGTTATGAAAATAGAAATAGAAGCAAAGAGATTGAAGAATTACTTAGAAGACGTATACCTAAAGGGTAAGTATTACGATGGCACATCATCGAAAAACAGCATACTTTCTGATTATGCGATGGTGTCTGTAGAGGATACAGGTGAATTGAGGATTGCTAATGCAAGCCCGTCTGTTGCCTGTAGGATAGACCATCATTTTACAGATGAGCAGGATGTGAGCCAAGGAGCATGTGTCATTGACATTGCTAATGTACTCAAGCATCTGAAGGTGTTCAGCGGTGAAATGACATTCACATGCAACGACCACATCGTAATGACTGACAGCACGAAGAAGGCATCACTGTCCAAGATACTGACACATCCGCATATGGATATGATAAACAGGATATTGGATTATGACCTTGGCCCACTGTCGAGGTCACAGACAACGGGTCAGTTGGGCATAGTGCAGTTTGGTAAGACTCAGTTCGATAGCATGGTTACTCTCCTTGAGGATGATGCTGTTGATGCGGCAAAGGCATGTGATGTCCTTAACTTGGCTAGATACAAGTTTGACTTCACATCTGTCAATGGGATTCCAACAGGACCGCAAAACAAACTTACGATATCTTCTCAGAAGACCGAGGTTGATAGAGTCGAGGTGACCGTTGATATGGTAAATGCCGATGGTGTTGATTCGACTGTTGAGTTCACTGGGCCATTCAGTGGTTTCGCTAGTGGGCTTGTGAGTGTGTTCCTAAAGGATGATAGTCCTGTTATGTTCTACTCGCCAAACAGGTTGCTCATCAAAGCACCCTATCTATCGAGGTGATAACATGAAGTGTGTAATTTGTAATATAGAGGTAGAAGAGGATGAGTATGGATGGAAGCATGGTCACAACGCATCTCCTGTAAAAGAGGGAAGATGCTGTAGTGAATGCAATTATAGCGTTGTGCTACCAATGAGAATGAGGATGATAAGAAATGATAATAGACAAATTGAAGGAAGGAATAGGACTTAGATGGAGAGACCCTGAGACTCTTGAGGTAGAGAGCAAGGAGGTCTCCTTCCATGAGTTCCCACCACACTTCTTCGTGAAGAAGAAACATGGATGGACTGAACACGGTGACAGGCTTGAATATCAAGATGGTCAAGAGAAAGTAATGGGGTTCAAGGACAAGTGGGGACACTTCAAGTTAGATGTCAAATTCCAAGACGGCGACTACAAGAGTCTAGAAGGCGATGAACTAGTCAAGGTAACTTGGAGTCCACCAAGACCATCGTACTCGTATCGTTTGAGAAATAACTTTCGTTATACATACGAAGCAGATGTGTCACACCACTACAGGTATGCTGTCGATTGCATCGATGAGATGCCTGAGTACAAGATGCGGAAGTGGTATTGGGACATGGAGTGGATGCAAGGTGGTGAACATGATGGTGCTATCACTTGTATCGTAGTGTATGATAACTACGATAGGAGATACCACACCTACTTTTGGCAACCAGAAATGGAGACATTCTTGGAGCAGGGGTACGATGTTCCAACTAACCGTCTGTTCGACTCCGAGGAGAAGATGCTCATATGCTTCCTATCTGATATGATAGACAAAGACCCTGACATGCTTATCTCTTGGTTCGGTTGGAAGTTCGACTTGCCGAAGTTGATTGAGAGAATGGTACATCATGGGGTGGACCCTAAGTTGATGTCACCATGGAGTGAAGTCACTGGTGTTTCTTGGAAGAATAACAAACCAATCATGGATGAGGGAACAGTGACTTCGTACTCTCCGATAGCACAACCAATCAAGGGTAGGATTTGTGTTCCTCTTGACTTGGCATTTGAGAGACAGTGGAACGATGCACAAAGAGGAACACTAGCATCGATGGCACTTGACTACATTTCGGAAACTGTTCTAGGTCGAAAGAAGTTGGTCAGTGAAAAGTTCCCCGATAAGAACGAGTTCTTTGCTAGAGGTTGGCTTGAGGATACTCAGAGATATGTTGAGTATGCTAAGGTAGACGTTGAACTATTAGTCCGAATAGATGAAATGCAACACACAACAGAAGCAATACTATCACTCCAACGGCTTCTCAAGGCCCCCTTCGATGCCTGTTTCTACGCGAGTAACATGGGTGGCATATATTTCATGAGAAATGCCCCTTGGAAGGCCCCTACGGGCGTAAAAGGACAGCGGGTGTCCTACGATGGCGCAATGGTCTATGACCCCCTGAGTGAGTCCACAAATGGACTCCATTTAGGTGTCGCCGCATTCGACTACGCGCAATTGTATCCATCTATGATAATCGCTAGGAATATCAGTTGGGAGACTGTATCGGAAGAACCAACTGCCTTTGCAGTCAATATCAGAACCCCAAAAGATTTCAGCGAGGTAAAGGAATACGATATGAAATATTTCAAAGTGGATGAACTTGGCTTACTACCGAGAGCAGTTCTAGAATTGAAAACACTGAGGAACGATTACAAATCATTGGCTAGGAATGCCGAGTCTGAAAGCGATTACAACAAGTGGAACAACAATCAACTTGCAGTCAAGAGGCTCATGGCTTCCTTCTACGGCATCATTGCGTACCAAGGATTCGGATGGGCCAATGTGGAACTTGCCGCATGTATCACTGCTAGTGCGAGGGAAGCGATACGACTAGCCGCTTTCAAGGTTAAGGAGATGGGCGAATGAAGTGTGTAGTATGTCATAGAGAAGGGGGTAATGA